CTGGTTCAGCTCAAGCATATGTTTCAGCATCTCGATCTATAGGAGATAACACATTTGATTTTTCAAGTGGTGTTCAATCTTTTGATGCAGATGGAAATGCTAATTCTTGGACTGGCAACTCAAGTTATTCTGTAGCTAGAACTCCATACGTTCAGTCTCAAAGAATCAGTGGAGCAAGGTATAGTCTCTTTAGAGTTTATACTCGCTCTCATGGTTCAAGTATGAGTTCACAGTTTAAAGTATCAGTATTGAACGTTAAAGATGCTAGTGCAGTCGCTGGTTCTGATTATGGAACATTTTCAGTACAAATTAGACGACATGCGCCAGGTAAAGTTAATAATGATCAAGTGGTTGAACAATTTGATAGTCTAACGTTTGATCCTTCAAGTGCAAATTATTTTGCTCGTAGGATTGGAAGTAGATTTGTTGAAATAGATTCAAATGGTAAATTGACATATAAAGGTGATTGGCCCAATATGAGTAAACATATTCGTGTTGGTGATTTTGCAGATGTTGAATCAATGCCAAAGACGGTTGTTCCAATGGGACACGCAGCAGTAATAAATCCAGTATTAGGTACGGCATCTCAAGTTCCTACTGCATCTTTCCAAAAAATACAGGAAAATGCACAAGGAAGTTTTGATGGTAACATATATTATGGATTTAAGTTCGGTTCTTCAGAATATGATAACCATCAGTATTTATCACCTATACCTCTTAATGCAGCAGCAGGTAACAATGTTAGTATGAGTCTTGAAGACATGTACGGACATGCATCAGCAGCTGATTTAGGTGGTTCGGTATATGCAGATGGAACTGAAAAAATAAGTTTATCTAATTCACATCTTAAACAACGTAAATTTGTTGTTCCTTTCCAATGGGGATTTGATGGAGCTAATCCAGCAACACCAAAGAATACAGCTAATGATATATCAGCTACAAATACAATGGGATTCGATTGTTCAAACAATGAGGCTAGTGGAACTATTGCTTATAAAAGAGCAATTAACGCTATAAGTAATCCTGATGAATTTGATATTAATCTTTTGGTAATGCCTGGAATTATCCATCAATATCATCCAAAATTAACAAATCATGCCATTGAAAAAATGGAAGATAGAGGTGATGCTCTTTTTGTTATGGATGGTTCTTCTTGGTCTAGAGGTATAACTAATGCGTGTTCTGATATCAGTACATTAGATACTAATTATGCAGCTACATATTATCCGTGGGTTAAAATCTTAGATGATGGTAATAACCTACCGGTATGGGTGCCGCCTTCAGTAGTACTTCCAGGTGTAATCGCTTACACCGACAGAGTAGCACATGAATGGTTTGCGCCAGCTGGATTGAACCGAGGTGGTCTGACAACAGTACTTGAAGCAAAAACGAGATTAACACATGCGGAACGTGATGAATTGTATGAAGGTAGACTTAATCCAATAGCATCATTTCCAGGTCAAGGTGTGGTTGTTTGGGGTCAGAAGACTCTACAAAGCAAACCATCAGCACTTGACAGAGTTAATGTTCGAAGATTGTTGATTAAATTGAAGAAGTTTATTGCAAGTTCAAGTAGATATTTAGTGTTTGAGCAAAATGATGCAACGACACGAAATAGATTCATGAATATTGTGAATCCTTTCTTAGAATCAGTACAGGCTAACAGTGGACTTTCCGCTTTTAAAGTAGTAATGGATGACAGTAATAATCCACCTGATGTTGTGGATAGAAACCAATTAGTTGGTCAAATCTTCATTCAACCTACAAGAACAGCAGAGTTCATCGTATTAGATTTCGTTATACTACCTACTGGAGCAACATTTCCAGAGTAATTTGATTTATAATAGAGTATAACATATAATCGTAGTCATACGAAAGTAAAAAGCCCCTCTTATGAGGGGTTTTTTATTGTATAAAGTAAAACTTCTAAAAAACTGTTAAGAATGTATAGTTTTTTTAATGATAAGATGATGATGAATTTTTTAGGTTTGTTATATTTATATATGAAAGTAAAGTAATAATTAAATAATCGGAGAAACAGAATGCCTGAATTACTTGATCCTTCTGAGATAATGTTTACACCATTTGAACCGAAGACTAAAAATCGTTACATCATGTATATGGAAGGGATTCCTGCATACCTTGTTAAGACAGCAAACAGACCAACAATTGCATTTGAAGAGATTGAATTAAATCATATTAATGTAAAAAGGTGGGTTAAAGGTAAAGGAACTTGGGAAACTTTAGAATGTACTTTGTATGATCCAGTTGTACCTTCTGCAGCACAAGCAGTTATGGAATGGGTTAGATTATCCCATGAATCTGTAACAGGTAGAGATGGATATTCTGATTTCTATAAGAAAGATATTACTTTGAATGTTTTAGGACCTGTTGGTGATATAGTAGAAGAGTGGACAATGAAAGGTGCTTGGATTCAAACAGCAACTTTTAATGATTTAGATTGGGCCACAAATGATCCAGTAGAAGTAACCCTAACATTAAGGTATGATTACGCAATATTACAATTCTAATTTTTATAGGTTATTTTTTATTAACTTCGATATATATAATTAAAGAAATGGAGATATACTATGTCAGTTATCGCAGATAAATCTTGGTATAAGTCAAAAACAATTTGGACAGCAGTTGTTGTTTGTGCAGCTAGTATTGCTGGTGAGTTTGGGATTGAAATTCCTGAATCAGTTTTTGGTGTTCTTGCAGCATTAGGTCTGTACGGAGTTCGTGACGCTGTAGGGAAATCAAGTTAAGTAAAACAAAATTTTAAAGGTTATGGAATGGTTATAAAGTCTATTCCAGATTTTACATCAAATATTAATAAAGGAGATTCAGCATGCCTGAAACTAAATTTCCTACAGAGGTAGTTAGTTTGCCTTCTAAGGGACATTATTATTCAAAAGACGATCCATTGTCAAGTGGTGAAATTGAAATTAAATATATGACAGCAAAAGAAGAAGATATTCTTACTTCTCAGAATTTAATTCGTAGAGGAGTTGTAATTGATAAATTACTTGAGGCTCTTGTAGTAGACGAAAAAGTTAACTTAAATACTATGTTAATTGGTGATAAGAATGCAGTTATGATTGCTTCGAGAATTCTTGGTTATGGAAAAAGTTATGATTTTGAAATAGATTGTCCTGCTTGTGCAGAACATAATAAAGATTCTGTTGATTTAACTACTTTTCCTGATAAAAAAATTAATTTTTCAAAGCACGATAAAGGTCAAAATGAATTTAATTTTAAACTTCCATCTACTAAGGTTGAACTTATTTTCAAAATTCTTACACAAAAAGATGAACGTGATATAGATGAAGAATTGAAAGCAATGAAAAAGATTACAAAAGGTAGTGGAATTGATCCAGAAGTTACTACTCGTATGAAAAAAATTATTTTAGCAGTAGATGGAGAGCGTAGTCGAGCTAAAGTTAATAAGTTTATAGATGAACAATTTTTATCAAGAGATTCATTAGAATTTCGCAAATACCTTCAAACCATCACTCCTGATGTTGATATGACTTATAATTTCGAATGTTCGTTATGTACATACATAGAGGAGATGACGGTCCCGATGACCGTCCAGTTTCTTTGGCCTGCCGCCAGAGTATAAACCTCAAATACACGAACAAATATTCAATCTAATCTTCTATAGTAAAGGTGGTTTTTCCTTTACAGAAGCTTACAATTTACCTATATATCTTCGCTCATTTTACTTAAAACGTCTTCAAAAAGCTTACGAGGATGAGAAAAAAGAAATGGACAAAGGTACTAAAAAATCTAAAGGGATTAGTAGACCTGCAGTTCCTCGTCGAAAGTAACATTTTCCTCAGTTGTTATATTTATTATTGAATCATTCCATTCGTTATTGAAAATTCAAGGAGTATAAAAATGGCAACAGAAAAGCAAATGCGAGAATCTATTTTAGGAAAACTAAAAGATTTACTTAAAAAAGGTAAAAAACCACCAAAGAGTGTTGAAAAAGAAATAAATAAAGATCCAAAGCTTAAAGCTAAATGGGAAAAAGCTCAAGAAGATGCTGCACGAGCAGATAAATCTATGGATGATCTTTTGGCTATGTATTAAATAAAAAGTAAATAGATTATGGCAGACGAATCCCTCAAAACTATAAAACAAAAACTTACAGAGTTTAATAAATTAGTAAAGCAAGGTAAGGAATTAACAGCAGTTCAAGAACAAGAGCTTAGGACTTTACGCGCTCAAAAGAAAGAATTATCTGAACGTTCTAAATGGCAAAGAAAGATTTTAGATAATCAAATGTCAAGTGTTAAACAGAATGAAAATCTTGCAAAACTAATAGAATTACAAAAAAAGAAAGAACAACAATTAAAAAAAATTGTAGAGAAAAAGAACGCAATAGGAACGGAATATCAAGCTTCGATTGATGATCTTACTAAACAATTGGGAACTATGGTTGAAGATTCTGAAGAGTTTAAGAATAAACAACAAGAAATATTAGACTTAACTGAAGAACAAGCTAAGGCTGTTAAACAAGGGGAAGAACGATGGAGTAGGGCTGAAAAGTATCTTAATGCACAAATAGGGTTAAGCGAAAGTTTAGCTAAAATTCAACAAGATCAAATAGATAATAATATGAAAGCAGTTCAAGGAGAACTTACAGAAGCAGATGTTGCTCAACAATTAGTTGATATAGCTGCTGCTGAAAAAGTATTAGATGAAAATAAAGAAAATTTATCAAAAAAACAAATAGCTGTTGGGAAACAAAATTTAAAACAAATGAAGGATAAACTTAGGTCACAAGAATCTATGAATGATTACGCAAAAGTAAGAGGTGATATGGAAAGTAAACTTGATGATATATCTGGTGGTCTTATAGGAAAATATAAAAGTATGAAACAGATGCATGCTATGATAAATAAAGTAGCTGGGGGTCATCCTTATATTAAACTTGCGATAGTTTTACTTGGAATTTTAGCACTTGGAGCTAAGTTACTTAAACAGACAATGGAACTTAAAAAAGAGTTTGGTTTAAGTGTTGGTGAGACTATGAAGTTGCAAGGAGCTATGATAGGTGCTACAGCACAATTATATTTGTTGGGAGTTAGTGCAGAAGAAGTTAAGGCAACTGCGGGAGCATTAATAGATGAGTTTGGTAGTGTTAATAATGTTACAAAAGATACTTTGGTTTCTTTAGGTAAAATGCATGCAACACTTGGTATTGCTGGTGCAGATGCAGTAAAATTATTAGGTGCTTTAGAAGGAGTATCAGGTGCAAGTAGAGAAACTTTAATGGCTCAAATGAAAGTTACTGGAGAACTTGCTCAAGCAGCTGGAGTTGCACCAGCAAAAGTAATGAAAGATTTAGCAGATAATACTGAAACGTTTGCAGACTTCGCAATGGACGGTGGAGAAAATTTACAGGCAGCAGCAATACAGGCTGCTAAACTTGGTATTAGTTTAAGTGTAGTATCAAAAATGGCAAATAGTTTGTTAGATTTTGAAAGTTCTATTGCAAATCAAATGGAAGCTTCAATGATGTTAGGTAGACAAATTAATACTGATAAAGCTAGACAGTTAGCATTAGCTGGTGATTTAGAAGGACTGCAAAAAGAGGTTATGAATCAAATTGGAACTGAAGCTGAATTTAATAAAATGAATGTGTTACAAAGAAGGTCATTAGCTAAAGCGTTCGGATTGAGTACAGAAGAGTTAGGTAAAATGGTAAGAGATCAAGAAAAAATAAATAATATGTCAGCTGAAGAACTTGCAGCACAAAAGAAGAGACAAGAACTTTTAGCGTTGATGAGTCAAACATGGACTACAATAGTTACAGCAATTAAAGATGGTCTTATGCCAGTACTTTCAGTTCTTGGAACTATTTTAGCACCCTTTCTTGCAGGACTTAAATTGATAGCTCCAATTTTAGGTCCAATTGTTAAAGTCTTAGGTATTATTGCAATAGTTATAGGTGTTATTGCTGCTGTAAGTTGGTTGGCACAAGCTCCTTGGATATGGATACCACTTGCTATAATGGGTGTTGTTGGTATAGTTTCACTTTTGATGAAAAAGTTTAAATCATTTGGTGAATTTGTTAAGTTTGCATTAAAAATGGCATTTGCACCATTATTTTTAGCTTGGGAAGCTATGAAAGCCGTTGGTAA